ACGAAGACTTTCACTTTGAGTTGAGGGAAAGGTTCATGCCTCGCGGTTCACAATGGAAAGCGAAGACTCATTGCCCGCAGGGTCACGCCTACGACGCGAAGAATACCTATCTCACGAAGGCCAACCGGCGCGCTTGTCGTGCGTGCGCGAGTGCCAGAACGCGCAAGCGGCAAATCGAACGGCCCGAGGATGGACGGGCCGCATCGTTGCGTTGGAGGCGGCGCAATCTCAAACGTGCCCGCGCGGCTGACAATCTCCGGATGCTCCAAAGGTATGGTCTGACCCCGGAGAGCTACGCGGAGTTGCTCGACCGGCAAAACGGCTTGTGTGCGATCTGCCTCCGGCGATGTCCAACGGGTCGACATCTAGCGGTCGATCACGATCACACAACCGGCAAAGTGCGCGGTCTCCTCTGCGCCAACTGTAACCGAGGTCTCGGTCTCTTCGCCGAAGATCGCGCGCGCATAGAGCGGGCCGTTCAATATCTCACTCTCACCTGATCCGAGGATCGTATGAACCGCATCTTCATCATCGGTTGGCGGCGGCAAAACGTGAATGCGATCGACCTCACCATCGACGCACAGTTCACGACGCCGAACCCGTTCGATCCGCCGAACATCTTCTCCGCGAATCAGGCGACGACACTCCCGCTCGCGGATCCCGTCTCGAACGATGCCGTCCTCGCGGGAATGCGCGCGGCGTTCCCGCTGGCGACGGTCGAACTGATGCCCGCGCCGGTCGTCGAGGCGCCGCCGGTTGCGGATCCGGTCGTCGCTCCGTAGGTTGGGGGAGTAGGTCACTCCCCAACTTCTTAGGAGCCAGCCGTGCCGCTAACCGCGCATCAGATCCGTCGAAAGGACTTGCTCGCGATGAACTCCGCCCTCGGCGTTCTCGCGAAGAAGACGCTTCCTTCACTCCCCGCCGAACTGAAGGTCGCGAAGCTGATCAAGGCGATTCGCCCGACGGTCGAGGCGATAAACGAAGCCCTCGCCAAGTTCAGCGAAGCGAACTCGAAGGACGATGGCAACGGGAACCGCGTCCCGCTGAACGCGTTCGAGTATAACAAGCTCACCGACGCCGAGCTTGTGAAGGACGAGGAAGTTTCGCTCCCGGATACGCGGATCACGAAGGATGACCTTCCGGCCGCGCTGAAGGGCGAGAAGGGCGACGCGAACCGCGAGATGAACGCGGGCGTGATCGCGGACCTCGGCTTCCTGTTCACGACGCCCGAGGACTAGATGTCCGCCGCCGCGCCAATGGTGCGGCTTCCGACGCGCGACTCCATTCAGGCGGAACTCGCGCGTCGCTCGTTGGCGGAGTTCGTGCGGCAGCAATGGACCGTCCTCGAACCTGAAACGGTGCTCGTCTGGAATTGGCACATTCAGGTGGTCTGCGACCACGTGCAAGCGCTGCTCGAAGACCGTATCCCGAAGCGCAACCTCTTGATCAACGTGCCGCCCGGCACCATGAAGTCGCGCATCGTCAGCGTGTGCACGCCGGCGTGGTGGTGGATCAACCACGGGACTTCCCGATTCATCTTCGCGAGCGCCAATCCCCGCGTGTCCTCCCGCGACTCGATGCTCTGCCGCCAACTCATCGAATCAGACTGGTATTTGCGCAATTTTCGGCCGAAGTGGAACATCGTTTCCGACCAGAACACGAAGCTGCTCTACAAGACCACGCTTGGCGGTTTTCGACAGGCAGTGACCGTCAACGCCAAGATCACGGGCGATCGAGCGGACTATCTCTTCGGCGACGATCTGCTCGACGCGGCCGACGCCAACTCCGTCGCTGCACGCGAGACGACCATCGAATGGCTCGACCACGCATTCCTGAATCGTCTGAACTCGATGACCACTGGCAAGCGGTGCATCATCGGCCAGCGGTTGCATGAAGGCGATCCGTACGGGCACCTCGCCAAGTCGGGCGAATGGGAACGGCTGGTGATCCGTCAGGAATATGAGCCGCCGAAGCCAGAAGGCGCGAAGAAAGACAAGGATGCCATCCCGCCGACATCGCTCGGCTGGACTGATCCGCGCACAACCGAAGGCGAACTCCTCGATCCGGTACGGTTCCCGCGCGACGTGCTGGCCATCGAACGCCGGCGACTCGGTTCGAGCGGCTATGCCGGCCAGCACCAGCAGCAGCCGACCGCCTCGGAAGGTGCGCTCTTCAAGCGACAATACTGGCGCTACTACAAAGCCACACGCGCGGGAGAACTGATTCTACGCGCCGAGCTGCTAAAGATGCTCGGCATCACGCGCATTATCGTTTCGGCCGATACGGCGATGAGCGAGAAGAAGAGCGCCGATAACACGGCGATGGTCGCGTGGGGTGAAGCGCCGGCCATGTTCTACCTGCTCGATCTCTGGATGCAGCAGGTCGAGGCGCCCGAGGCAAAGAAACAGATCGTCACGTTCTCGGCCAAGTGGACGCCGACCGCCGTTGTCATTGAGGGTGGCGGGTCCCATTCAGGCAAGATCATCTCGCAGGAATTGCGGCGCGAAACGCGGCTTCCCGTAATTGAGATTCCGAATGTGACGGATAAGATCGTGCGCGCGAACATCGTGCTGCCGACCGTCGAGGCGGGCAATGTGTCGCTGCCGGAAGACCTCGACTGGACGGCCGATTTTGTGGATCGCATGGCCGCCTTCCCGAAGGGTCTCCACGATGATGACACCGACGCCTTTGACATCGGGCTCGAATACCTGATCATGGGCGGTGGCGGCATGGGAATGCTCGACTATATGCGCGAGGAGGCGGAGCGCATCGAACGCCGGAAGCGTGGCGAGCAGGTGGAATAGACGCACCGAACGGTGTAGGTTGGGGGCAGACTCTCGGGAGGTGGCGCGATGGCTCGGGGCACCGGCGGGAAGGAAACGGCGATCACGCCGACAGTCGTTTCGCGCGCAGCAGGCGCCATCACGGGAGCCGTGCGCGGTGCCTTCGACGGGTGGTTTGGCCCCGGTCGACCGCTGACCGCCATCGCGCCGGAGCAGGTCGCGGGGCGCGGCTACGACTATCCGTATGGCATCAATCTCACCTACACGCCGCGACAGGAGCAGGGACAGGAAAACGTCGGCTTCCCGATGCTCCGTCGGTTCGCCGAGCCGACGCAGGGTGGCCTTGATCTGTTGCGCCTCGCGATCGAGACGCGCAAGGATCAGATGGCGTCCCAGAAGTGGCAACTGCGTGGCCGAAAGAAAGACGACGATGGAGGGGACAAGGCGCGCGCCGTGGAAATGCTCATGCGTCGCCCGGACGGTGTGAACACCTTTCACGGTTGGATGCGCCAGATCCTCGAAGACCATCTCGTCATCGATGCCGTGGCCATTTACCCGCGCACGGCAGGCGGCCGGCCGCTCTTTGAGGTTGTGGATGGGGCGACCATCAAGCGCGTGATCGATGAGGGCGCGCGAACGCCGCTGCCGCCGCTCCCTGCCTATCAGCAGGTGTTGAAGGGACTGCCGGCGGTCGATTACACCACGACCGAACTCGGGTACTATGCCTACAACCTGCGGTCGAATCGCCTCTATGGCATGTCGCGCGTCGAGCAGGTGATTGGCATTGTCTCGATCGCGCTCAATCGCCAGCTCTCGGTGCTTTCCTACTACACCGACGGCAACGTGCCCGACGCGTTCATTGGGGTGCCGGACACGTGGAACCCTGATCAGATCCGCCAGTTTCAGCAGTATTGGGACGCGCTGCTCGCCGGCAATGTCGAAGACCGGCGCAAGGCGCGATTCATTCCCGGCGGAACAACCATCACGTTCGCGAAGCCGGACTTGCTGAAGAACGAGTTTGACGAATGGCTCGCGCGGATCATCTGCTTTTGTTTTTCGCTCTCGCCGGAGGCATTGGTCAAGCAGACCAATCGTGCCACGGCCGAAACCGCGAAGGAAGCCGCGACCGAGGAAGGACTAGAACCGATGAAGCTCTGGTTCAAGGATGTGGTCGACGATCTGCTCGATCGGATGGGCGCGGCGGAGCTGGAATTCACCTACTTGGACGAAGAGATCCTTGATCCGATGGTGAAGGCGCAGGTGATCCAGATTTTCACCGGCAACAAGCCGATCATCAGCCTGAACGAAGCGCGACGCATGGCGGGCCTCATTCCCGCCACGCCGGCCGAGATGGAAGAGATTCGACCGCCCGCACCAGAGATCCCGCCGCCCGGCACAGAGGAACCGCCGAAGAAGCCGGGCGCCAATGGTGAAGTCGTTCCCTCGAAGGACAAGGCGGAGAAGCGTCATTCCGCCGGGAGGACACTTCCCCGACTCGACACAAACACCAAGCTCGACCGCCGCACGGAAACGGCTCTACGCCGCGCTGCCCGAAAGTCCCTGACCGCCATCCGTCGCGCGATGCTTGCCGCGCTCGCCGATCGTCGCTCGGCGACGAAGCTCGCGAAGGCAGATCTCGGCGAGGATGATATCCGGCGTCTCTTGGCGGCGCTCACGCCGGCGCAATTGAAAGCGCTGCGCGACGCGATCGAGGACGCAGCAGCCAGCTACGCCTCGGAGCGTGCGACCGCCGCGATGTTCCACGTCGAAGATCTGGTGCGCGGAGACTTCGACGCCCTGCTCGAACAGGCCAATCGCGATGCTGTGGCGTGGGCGAGCGATCGTGCCGGCGAACTGGTGACCGAAGTCACGGAAAGTACGATTGACGGAATCCGTGAATTGGTGACCTCCGCGATCGACGAAGGCGCGACCGTATCGGATCTCGCCGATCATCTCAGCGATGCGTTCGAGTTCAGCGACGCACGCGCCGCCGTGATCGCGCGCACCGAGACCAGTTTTGCCGAGAACGCCGGGACCTTGCTCGGCTGGCGGCGATCGGGCGTCGTTTCCGGCAAGGTCTGGCTCGTCGGGGACGCCGAGGTCTGCGATGAATGCGACGCACTCTCGGACGTCGAAGTGCCCCTTGACGCCGACTTTCCGAACGACGGTGGCGATGGACCGCCACTCCATCCGAATTGCCGGTGCACGACGGCGCCGGTAGTCATCGACCGCAGCGACGAAATCGGCGCCGAAGGCGAGTAGGGCATCGCTCCACGCATTGCGCGGACGGGCGGCGCTTATATCTTCGGGGAAGTGGAAGGAGGCGCGATCCGGGGGATGTGATGCGGTTATTCGGCTCAATCGAGAAGATCGAGGAACAAGATGACGGGACCGTGAAGGTCTTTGGCGTCGCGTCCTCGGAAGCCGAAGATGCCGATGGCGAAGTGATCCTCGCGTCGGCCATGAAGGAAGCCATCCCGGACTACATGACCTTTGGCGCGGTGCGCGAAATGCATCAGCCGAACGTCGCTGCCGGGACCGCCATCGAAGCCGATGTGCGCGCGGACGGCACCACATGGTTCGGCGCACATATCGTCGATCCGCTGGCCGTGAAGAAGGTTCTCGCCCGCGTCTATAAGGGGTTCTCCGTCGGCGGGAAGGTCACCAACCGCGACCCCGCGCACAAGAACATCATCACCGGAATGAAGCTCTTCGAGATCTCGCTTGTGGATCGCCCGGCGAATCCGCAGGCGGTCTTCTCGCTCGTGAAGTTCAGTGAGCCAGATACAGGAGACGAAACGATGCCGCGTCCGCGCGTGAAGACTGCTGATGGCGACAAGGTCAAGAAGGGCATGTGGGATGTCTCGCAGCTCGCGAGCCTTCTTGGATCGCTGAACAGTCTGAGGAGTTCGACCGAATGGGAGGCGCAGAACGAGGGCGACAGTTCGGCCGTGCCGGGCAAGCTGCGCGACGCCGTCGAAGCATTGGGGACGATCCTCGTCGAGATGGTCGCCGAGGAGACCCGCGAGCTGAACGAGGAAGGGCTGGCCCTCGCTGCCAAGGTTGAGAAGGGCGCAGATGCCGCCGCTGGCGAAGGTGCTGAAGCTGGCGCCGCCACCGATGATGCGGCGGCTTCGGCCACTGTGACTACCGCAGCCGACGCGGAGAAGGCCGCCAGTGAGGCTGCCGCAGCTTCGGCGGCATCGGCTGGCACGGTTACCGAGCCCGTGGAGAAGAAGGGCGCCAAATTCTCGGCCTCTGCGCGGAAGTCGCTCACCGACATTCACGCGATGGTCAAGAAGTGCGACGACATGATGAAGGGACTCGGCTATGACCAGACGGACGACGAGGCCGAGAAGAGCGCGATAGTGGAGGCGGAGGACGTGCTCGCCAAGGTGACGGCCGTCACCGCCGAACGTGACACGCTCGTGAAGGCGATCAAGGAACAGGAAGGTCGGATCGTCGCGCTTGAAGCCGAGGTGAAGGCGTCCAACGACAACCTGAAGAAGCTCGCCGACGAGTCGGATAAGCTCGTCGAATCGCTGAAGGCGAAGGGCGTCCTGAAGGTCATCGGCAAGGGCGAGGACGTCGTGGCGCCCGAGACGACCGTCGCCGATGGTGGCGCCGGCGCAGATCCGATCGAAGCCATGAAGAAGGTTCACCGGGGCGGCGGAAGGATGATCTTCGCGCAGCCCGCCGGCGCGTAAGCGTCGAATGATCACTCTGAAGGAGACCAGACGATGAACATCGAAAAGACGCTCGACGCGCTGAAGAAGGCGCAGGCGAACCCGCTGACTGCCTCGCTGACGAAGGCGTGGTCGGTCGGCTCCGGCCTCGTCAACTACGACCTGCAGGCGCCGGCCCTTGCGCTCTACCCGTGGGGCGAGATGTTGACGCCCTTGCGCAACGAGATCACCCGGGTCAAGGGCGATGGCGACACGGCGACGCGCTGGAAGGTGATCACCGGCATCAACACGACGAAGCTCCCGGTCGGCCTTTCCGAAGGCAACCGGGGCGGCGTGCTGACGTCGACGCTCGCCAACTACACGGCCGCGTATGTCGGCCTTGGCATCGAAGACAACGTCACTTTTGAGGCGGATTATGCCTCGGAGGGCTTCGATGACGTGCGCGCGCGCGCCGTGGAAGGCACGCTCCGCTCGCTCATGATCAGCGAAGAGAAGATGATCTTCGGCGGCAATTCCTCGATCGCGCTCGGCACGACCCCGACGCCCTCGCTCAGTCAGGCGACGACCGGCGGTGCACTCTCCGATGGCACGTTCAAGGTCGTCTGCGTGGCGCTCAGTCACGACGGATGGGACCGCGCGACGGTCGCGGCCGGTGTGGTGCAGACCATCGTGCGCACGAACGCAGATGCGACATCCGATACGATCAACGGCGGCACGGCGCAGCAGTCCGCGATTGCCTCGATCACGGTCAACGGCGGCGGCACGACGCAGGTCGTGAAGGCGACGGTGACGGCGGTCAAGGGCGCAGTCGCGTACGCGTGGTACATTGGACCGGACGACACCCACCAGTACCTCGCCGCGATCACGACGATCAACTCGTACGTCTTCACGGCGACCCCGGCGAACACGTTCCAGAACGCCGCATCGCTCACGGCAGCCGACTACTCGAAGGACAACACCTATTCCTTCGATGGTCTGCTTTACCAGACCGGGTTCGCAGCGGCCGGCGCGTACTTCGTGCAGATGGCGACGGGTGTCGCGGGCACGGGAACGCCGCTCACCTCGGACGGCGCCGGTGGCATCGTCGAGATCAACACGATGCTGAAGTCCTTCTACGACAACTACCGCCTGTCTCCGGACACGCTGTGGTGCAATTCGCAGGAGATCGTGAACATCTCGAACAAGGTGATCGCGGGCGGGGCGGCCCCGCTCTTCCGCTTCAACATGGACGCGAAGACGGAGAATCTGTCGATCGTGGCCGGCGCGGTGGTCGGCTCCTACCTGAACAAGATCACCGGCCAGTTGGTGCGGGTGCGCGTGCATCCCTTTGCGCCGCCCGGGACGATTCTCGCCTCCTCGAAGACGCTGCCCTATCCGCAGAGCGGCGTGACCACCGTCGCGGAGATGAAGACGCGGCGCGAGTACTATCAGGTCGAATGGCCGCTGAAGACCCGGAAGTACGAATACGGCTGCTACGTCGACGAGACGCTGGCGGTGCGGTTCATTCCGGCCTTCGGCGTGATCACGAACATCGCGAACGGCTAACCGCCGGGCACGATCACGGAGCGATGGGCGGGCGTCGGAGGCGATAGGCGTCTCTGGCGCCCGTCCGCACTTTCAGGGAGGAGCAGGTCATGGCCCGGATGAAGCTTGAACAGAAGGGCGGCTCGATCTCGCATGGCGGCGAAGAATTCGCGGTGGACGCGCAAGGCTTCGCGACCGTGCCCGCCGAGGTCGTGCAGGTCTTCGTGGCCTCGCATGGCGCCGTCTCGGTGGCCGATGACGATGGCTTGGTGCAGTCCGCGCCGGCGCCGGTCGCTGATGGTCAAGAAGGCGAAGTGCCGCAGGCGCCGGTGGCTGAGACCGAGGGTTGATTCCGTGACCGACGTTGTGCCAGACGACGGCCTGCTGACGACGGTCGGGAACGTCAAGAACTACCTCGGCATCACGGCGGCCACGGATGACGCGCTGCTGCAACGTCTCGTGAATGCGGCCTCCGCGTGGATCAAGCAGTTCTTGAATCGTGACATCGTCTCGCGCACCTACAGCGAGATCCGGGACGGCACTGGCGGCAATACGCTGGTGCTCGCGAACTATCCGGTGACGGCGGTCGCCTTACTGCAGCTCGGCGCCCCAAACGTCGCGAAACACACCTTGGTCGAGGGCACGGATTTCGTGGTAGGCCCCGATGGGTTGATTCGGGTGTTCACCTGCGCATTGCCGCGCGGCATGGCAAACATCACGATCAACTACACGGCGGGCTTCGTGCAGGTGCCAGCGGATATCGAACAAGCCACGGTTGCGCTGGTGGCATGGCGCTACAAGGAGAAGGAGCGCATCGGACAGTCGTCGAAGACGCTCGGCGGTCATGAAACGGTCGCGTTCCAGACGAAGGACGTGCCTGAGGACGTGAAGACCTCGCTCGCCAACTGGAAGAAGGTGACGCTCGTATGATCGAGATCGAAGGCCGTGTCGTCGGCTCCGAGGCCGTGGTGGGCCGTCTCGCGACGGCCTCGGATCGCATTCGGGCGCGCATCCGCACGGAAGTCGACCGGCTCGGCATCGAGTTGCAGGGCAAGGTGCGCCGGGAATATCTCACGGGTCAGTCGCTCCACGTGCGCAGCGGGCGCCTTCGTGCCTCGATCAACGAACGGCTGGTCGACACGGGCTCGACCATCGAAGCGCGCGTCGGCACCGCCGTCCCGTATGGCCGATTCTGGGAGCTTGGATTCACCGGCGTCGAAAATGTGCGCGAATTCGTGCGGCGGCAGCGGCGCAGCGATGTGATGGTCTCGAACATCAAGAGCCAGAAGTCGCGGCGCATCGCGCAGGGCATCGAGTTCGTGCGCGCGCACCAGCGCCACGTAAACGTCGCGCCGCGTCCCTTCCTGAAGCCCGCGTTGCTCGCCATGCGACCCAAGGTGCTGGAAATGCTGGCCCTCGCCTTCAAAGCGGACACGGTGTTCTGATGGCCGCCCAACGGGAAGCGATCTTCGCCGCGCTCTTCGCGCGCCTGCAGGCCCGCGTGACCGGGGTCAAGGTCTTCTCGCGGAAACTCACCAGCTTCGACGATGTCGCGGCGGCCGACCAGCCCGCCGTCTTCCTCGTGAAGGGCAACGAGGACCCGACGCCCAAGCAGGGTTTTCTTCCGCTCTGGAAGCTGCATGCGGATATCGTGGTCTTTTGCCGGAACGATGCGAGCCCGGATGCGCCACCTTCGGTGCAGCTCAACGATCTGCTCACGGACATCGAAGCGGCGCTGGAACGCCAGCCCTCGGAAGGGCCCATTGCCGACGCCCCGTTTCCAAACACGCCGGGCGGCTCTAGCTTTGGAACGTCGCTTGGCGGGCTCTGCTCGCATTGCTGGATTGCCGGAACGGTCGAGGTTGGGGAAGGCGCGATCGGCGATCAGGCCATTGCGATTATCCCGATCGAGATCCTTACCACCGCATGAAGGAGGAACCGATGGAACGGGGCACTGATGGTCCGGCGGGTGATGCTGCAGTATCGGCACCGGTCACCAAGCCGTCGAACGGCCCGCAGGACAACGCTGCCCGCGTCGTCGATGCGTGGTTTTCCGATCTCGTGTTGAGCGTCGGCCCCTCGCTGACGACGGAAGCATTCAACAAGATCACGGTCGCGAAGGATACCTTGAAGTCGGCGCTCGCCGCCGCGCTCGCCTGACGGCGAAGGAGGATCGATGCAGTACAACTTCGGCGTCGGTTTGCTGACGCTCATTCCCGCCGGCTCGAATCCGACCCCGCAACAGGTCGGCATCCTGCAGGACGTCACGCTCGATATCGCGGTGGCCTCGAAGGAGCTGTATGGCTCCTACCAGTTCCCGATCGACGTCGCGCGCGCCGCCGGCAAGATCTCGGGCAAGGCGAAGTTCGCCGCCATTCGCGGTTCGATGATCTCGAACCTGCTCGGCGGCTCCTCGATCGCGACCGGCGCAACCTACGCCTCGCAGAACGAGATCGGCACGATCCCGACGCCCTCGGGGCCGTATACCATCACGGTGACGAACTCGGCGACGTTTGTCGAAGATCTCGGCGTCTTCGACACGGTATCGGGCGTCTTCCTGACGCGCGTGGCGAGCGCGCCGGCGACCGGCCAGTACAGCGTCGCGGCCGGCGTCTACACCTTCGCGGCGGCCGACACCGGGCACCTCGTGTGGATTTCGTACTCCTACACGGCGGCGACGGGCAAGACGGTCACGCTGACCAACCAGTTGATGGGCACGGGCAACACGTTCTCGCTGTCGCTCTTCAACTCGTTCCGTTCCATGAATTCCGGCATCAAGCTCTTCGCCGTGCAGGTGCCGAAGCTGTCGTACGCGCTGAAGAACGAGGACTACACCATGCAGGATCTCAACTTCGACGCGTTCGCCAACGGCGCGGGGAAGGTGCTCGAACAGTACACGGCGGAGTGACGATGTCGCCCACGCCGCAGTTCGAAGGCGTCAAGGTCAACGCCGGGGGGCGCGAACTCGTTCTCCCGGCGCTGAACTTGGGCGCATTGAAGAGGCTCCGCGAACAGTTCAAGGTGATCTCGGGCATCGATCCGGCCACGCAAGGGGCCACCCTGACGGACGCACAAGTCGATGCGATGACGGACATCATCCTCGCATCGGTGCGCCGCAACTATCCCGAGATCACGCGCGAGGAGATCGAGGAGCTGGTTGACCTCAACAATCTGCCGAGTGCGATCGAAGCGATTCTCGGGCAGAGCGGATTCGCGAAGCGCACGCAACCGGGGGAAGCGGGAAGTCCGTAGAGGAGTTGGATTGGAGCGCGCTCTACGGACTGCTGATCACGGGGACGGGATGGACGTTGCCCGTCGTCGATGCGCTGACGATGGCCGAAGCGCTGGACTTGCTGAACTACTGGACGGACTTCCCGCCCGCGCACATCGCGATCCGAGCGCTTGCGGGAACGAGCAGCAGTGCGGCGCCCGCCGAGCGACCCGTGCCGATCGATGAGGCAGGCATGAAGGAGCTGGTGAAGATGTTCGGGTAACCGGAGCGACGATGGCAGACGACAATATCGAACAGAACATCCTCGTCCGCATCGTCGCCCAAATCGACGGCCTCTTGGGCGGCATGAAGGGCGCCGCCGCCGGCGTGAAGGAAACGACGACGGAGATGAAGGCGAGCCTGTCGTCGCTCTCGACCGTCGTCGACTCGGTGAAGAAGCCGTTTCTCGCGCTCACCGCACTGCTGGCTGGCGGAAAGATCTTCAAGGATGCCATCAACGCGACGCAGGAATGGACCTATTCTTCGGTCCTCCTCGGTCGCCAACTTGGCATCACGGCCGAAGATGCCTCGGTCCTGAAGGTCGCCCTCGACGATATCTACGTGTCGAGCGAGAGCTACAGCCATGCCGTGCAGATGATGACGCGCAACATCGCGGCCGGTGGCAAGGGCTTTGAACGGCTCGGCATCGATACGAAGGATGCGAACGGCAACCTGAAGTCCTCGGGCGCGCTGATGACCGAGGTGCTGGCGAAGCTGAACGGCCTGAAGGAAGGCACTGATCGCAACGTCGCCGGCACGGCAATCTTTTCGCGTTCGTGGGGGGAAGCGTCGAAGCTCCTGAAGCTGAACGCCACGGTGATGGAGGAGGCGCGACAGAAGGCCGAACGATTGAATCTCATCGTCGGGCAGGATGCGGTCGAGGCCAGCATGCGCTACAAGGCCGCGATGCAGGAACAGCATGACATCATGGAAGGCTTGCGGATCACGATCGGCAAGAATCTTCTGCCGATCCTCACCGCACTCTCCGAGTGGATGTCGCAGAGCGGCCCAACCGCGATCGAGGCCGCCTCGAACGTGATGAAGGGATTCGTGCAGGTGATCTATACCCTGCAATACGCCCTGAATCAGGTCGGCAACATCCTCGTCGGCGTCGGCGCCTTGCTCTTCGATCTCGGCAGCACCTTCGCCAAGGTGATCGACAACATCGCCCGGGGGAACATCGTCGGCGCGTTTGCTGCCGCCTCTACCGGCGCGAACAACCTGAAGGCGGACTGGACGGCAGCGCTCGCGACGATGAGCGCCGATACCGACGCGCTGGTCAAAAAGACGAACGAGCTGTGGAACCCGGCCAAGCGCGCCGCCAAGATCGAGAATCCCGGCACCGATACGTTCGACCCCGATAAGGGCGACCAAGACAAGATCCTGCAGAAGTTCAAGCTGCAGCTCGAAGAACTGAAGGCGAAGGAAGAAAACTGGTTCACGTGGAGCGAAGCACGGGAACTCGCTTTCTGGCGCGAGAAGCTGGCGGGCGTGAAGAAGGGCACGGCGGCCTACGCGGCCGTGCTCACCGAGGTCAACCGGCTGCGACGCGAGATTCAGACGAAGGAAAAGGAAGAGCAGAAGAAGGTCGACGACGAAATGAAGGGCCTGATGGAAGATGCGGTGAAGAGCCGCGAAGCCATCTTGCTCGAAGGACTGACGCTTGAAGAAGGCGTGGTCGCTCAACGCCGCGCGTCGAATGAGATCTCGGCCGAACAGGAAATCGCGGCACTCCTCGCCATCGAGAATCGGAAGTACGAGATCCGGCGCGAGGCACTGCTGGCGCAATTGCAGATCGAGCATCTGACGGCGCTGCAGATCCAGCAGCTTCACGAACAGCTCGATCTCCTCGCCGCACAGCACGCAACTGCTTCGGCCGGGATCGCTGCCAAGGGCATGAAGGACATTTCGAAGGAAGCGGCGGCGCTCTTCGGTCCACTCACCAGCGCGTGGAATTCGGCCCTTGCCGGCATGCTCGCGAACACGAAGTCCTTCTCGCAGGCGATCGGGGAAATCTGGCTCGGGCTTGGGCGCACGCTCGACAAGATGATCATGGACAGCCTGAACAACTGGATTGCCGGTGAGGCGAAGAAGCTCGCAGTCTACGTGGCCGGCAAGCTGAAGATGCTGACGGTGCACACCGCCACGAATACCGCCGCCGCCGCGTCCACCGCTGCGACCGCGACCGCGCAAGTGGGCTCCGAGGCGGCGGTAGCCGGCGCCGGTGCGGCGGCCTCTGCCTCGGTCATTCCCGGCATCGGCTGGCTGATTGCGATCCCGGCCGCACTGGCGGTCATCGGATCGGTCATGGCCATGCGGCACTCGATCGCCTCGGCCGCCGGCGGATGGGGCAACATCCCGAACGACCAACTCGCGATGGTGCACAAGAACGAGATGGTGCTTCCCGCACCGCTCGCCGGCGCCGTGCGCGACATGGCGAACCGAGGTGGCCCGAACGGCGGCCAGATGACGGTCAACATTTCAGCGATGGACGCTGCCAGCTTCCACGACTTCGCCAAGCAGAACAAGGCCGCATTCGCGAGCGTCATCCGTGATCTCGTGCGCAATGGCGCCCTGACGCCAGCGAGAACCTGATCCATGCCGACGCCCACGTTCCCGACCTTCCCGGGCCTCCGGATCGAAGTGCACCGCCGGCCGGTCTTCTCGACCGGCATTCAGGTGTCCGCCAGCGGCAAGGAACTGCGCGCCTCATGGTGGTCGACGCCGCGCTATGAGTACGACCTCACCTTCGAGATTCTCCGCGAGGACTCCTCCTTCACGGAAGTCTCGACCTTGCTCGCGTTCATCGCCGCGCGGCTCGGCGCATACGACTCCTTCAACTTCACGGATCCATACGACGCCTCGACGGTCCTCTGTCGATTCAAGCAGGATAGCTTCGACTTCGCGCGGATCGTTGACAAGAAATGGGAACTTCGGACCCTGACCCTGATCTCGCTAAAGTGAAGACCGCTCCCGGCGCCCTGATCTCGCTCTTGAACGGAACGAATAAGTTCCTCATGGCGGACCTTTACACGATCACGCTCTTCGACGGGACGGTTCTCTACTGGACGTCCGCCGATACGGCGATCGTGTATCCGCCCGCCGGTCAGTCGTACGCGTGCGCGACCGAGGCCGGGACAACGGTTCCGCTCGTCAAGCGCGGGCCGACGAAGACGATCGTCGGGCTCGAAGTCGATGAACTGGAAATCACGCTATCGCAAGGCGCCGGTCAGGTGCTTCTCGGCGGACTTCCGCTCTCGCGCGCGGCGGCGAATGGGATCTTCGACGGCGCGAACATCGTCGTGACGCGGGTCTTCATGGCGACATGGGGCGACACGACTCCGGGCGGCGTCGTCCTCTTCTCGGGCGCCGTTGCCAGCGTCGAGCCGACGTCGACGACGGTGAAGCTCAACCTGAAGTCCGACCTCGATCAGTTGCTCGTCGCGATGCCGAGGAACCTCTTCTCGCCCGCTTGCACTCATGCGTTGTTCGACGCGGGATGCTCGCTCACGCGCGCGAGCTACGTCGTCACTGGCACGATCGCGGGCTCGCCGATGCCGACGGCGAACGCCTTCGCGACGAACCTCACGCAAGCGGATGCGTACTTTCAACTCGGCGTCCTGATCATGACAAGCGGACCGGCCAGCGGCGCGCGGAGTGCGGTGAAGACCTACCTCAATGCGGCGGGCGCGGTGACGCTGGCGTTGCCGCTCTCGGCGGTGCCGGTCGCGGGGAACACGTTCTCGATCGTGCCGGGATGCGACAAGACTCAGGCGACCTGTCTCGCCAAGTTCGCGAACCTCGTCCACTTCCGAGGCTTCCCCTTCATCCCGAAGCCGGAGTCGGCGCGATGATCGAGGCCGTGATCCGGGTCGACGTCGAGGCGCTCGTCCGCGCGGCGATCGTCGCCGAGGCGCGGTCATGGCTCGGGACGCCGTATCATCACATGGCGCGCGTCAAGGGCGCGGGCGTCGATTGCGGCCAGTTGCTCGCGGCCGTCTATGAGAACGCGGGCGTCACGCCGCACGTCGAGCCCGAGTCCTACTTCCCCGATTTCATGATGCACCGGGACGAGGAGCGGTTCCTCGGCTACGTCGAACGCTACGCGCGACAGGTGTTCAATCTCGAACCGCTTCCCGGCGATGTCGCGCTCTTCCGGTTCGGCCGCGTGATCAGTCACGGCGCGATTGTCATCGCATGGCCGGAAGTCATTCACGCCTACATCGACACCGGCGACGTGACGCTCGACAACATCGAGACGAACCTTCGGCTCCGCGATCGTTTCGTCGGGATCTGGACGGTCTTCGGGGGAATCGCCTGATGTCGGGTCTCTTCGGCGGGAAGAAGTCCGCGTCGATCGAGGCGCCGACGCTGGCCGGGATCCAAGTCCAGACGTCGGCATACGGCGGCGTCGTGCCGATCGTGTACGGGACCGCGCGCCTCTCGGGGAACGTGATCTACCTTCCGGATAGCGACTTCGTCGCGATCGCGCACAAAGACAAGCAAGGCGTCGGGAAGGGCGGCGGCTCGGTCACGCAAACGAGCTACACCTACGACGCGACGCTGATTCTCGCCTTGTGCGAAGGGCCGATCGCCGGAGTCAATCTCGTATGGGCCGATAAAGATCGCCTGACCTCCGGGCTCGCGAGCTATGGCTTCTCGCTCTTCACCGGGGCGCGCGGTCAAGCCGTCTGGACGTATCTCTCCTCACATCATCCGTCGGACGCGATCGCCTACTCGGGGACGGCCTACGTCGCCGCCGCGCCGATCCATCTCGGGTCTACGGCGTCGCTGAAGAACTTCGGCTTCGAGGTTCAGGGCTTCAACATCATCGGCGGCGGCATTCAGGACGCGCATCCGGCCGACATCATCCTCGACTTCCTGACGAACGTCTACTTTGGCGCCGGTTGGAACGGGGCGCGCGTCGCGAATATGGCGATCGGTCCGGATGGCACGGCCGCATCGAGCTACCGGCAATACTGCACGGCGGCGACCTTCTTCCTCTCGCCCGCGTTCAAAGATCAGCGGCCCGCCTCGCAACATCTCCGCGATCTCCTCGACGCGACGAACGCCGACGTGATCTTCAGTCAAGGCGTCCTGAAGGTTCTCGCGTACGGCGACGTGCCGCAAACCGGGAACGGCGTCACCTTCACGCCGTACACGACGCCGATCTATGACCTCACCGACGACGACTTCCTCGTCGACTCCCCCGGTCAGGATCCGATCACGGTCACGCGTCCGCCGCTTCGCGACACCTTCAACGTCTTGCCGGTCGAGTTCGCCGATCGCGCAGGGGACTATAACCCGAACGTCGTTCAGGACGTCGATCCTGTCGACGCCGATCTCTACGGCATTCGACAGGGCGCGACCGCCGCGCTTCATGCGATCACGGCGCAACCGATGGCGCTCGCGATCTCGCGGATCCGCGCGCAACGGTCGCTCTACGTCCGGAACGTCTACACCTTCCGCCTCGGCTGGAAATACATTCTTCTCGATCCGATGGACCTCGTCACGCTCACCGAGCCGACGTTCGGCCTGACCGCGAAGGTCGTCCGGATCCGGGAGATCGTCGAGGATGATCGCGGCACGCTGACCGTCACGGCCGAGGAGTGGCCCTTCGGCGTGGCCTCGCCGACGCTCTACGCGACACAGACGGGCGACGGCGGCACGCCGAACACGGCGGTCGATCCCGGCAACGCGGCGGCGCCGTTCATCTTCGACGTGCCCGCGCTCTACGGCAAAGAGAACGCGGCGACGGCGAACCCGCAGGTCGGCATTGCGGCGGCGGGCGGGAAGTGGTTCGGCGGTTGTGATGTCTACGTCTCGGGCGACGGCGGCACGACCTACGCGCTCGCGGGCACGCTGAACGGCAAGTCGCGCTATGGCGTGACGACGTCGGCGCTCGCGGCCGGGGCGAGCTTCGACACGACGCACACGGTCGGCGTCGACCTCACGATCTCGGGCGGCGCGCTGGCGTCGGTCTCGGACGCGGCGGCGCAATCACTCCTCCCCTTGTGCCTCCTCGATGGCGAGTTGCTTGCTCCGGCGACGGACGCGCTGACGTCGGCCTATCACTACACGCTTTCCCGGATCCAGCGCGGCGCCTACGGCACGGTGAACGGCGCGCACTCGTCGCCCGTGAACTTCGTTCGCCTCGACGAGAACGTCTTCCTCTACTCGATCCCGACGGAATGGCTCGGGGCGACGCTGAAGTTCAAGCTCGTCGCCTTCAACATCTTCGGCGGCGGGTATCAGGACATCGCCTCGGTGAGCGTTTACACGTTCACGCCCTCGACGACGACGAGCCTGATCCCGCCAATGCCGGATACCGTGATCCTCAGCATCTCCTCGACGCCGCCCGCCGGTTATCCGAGTTCGGTCGTCCTGAAGACGCTGACGAACTATGTCGCCGCGCCGGACGGTACGGATCCCGTTCAGCCCGGATTCAGGCCGGGACGCTATGCGACCGTGACATGGTCTCAGGTTTCGATCAAGCCCGCTTCACTTCTGACCGGCTTCGAGGTCGCCCTCTTCACGGGCTCGGACCCGAACGACCTGTCGAGTTATGTCGTCCCGAAGGAGATCGTCGCGGCCTCGGCGCAGGGCATCGCGACGAACCTTCCGGCGGCGGTCGGATCGGTGACGATCAACGCCGCCGTGCGCGCGATCTATGGCGCGGATCCGTCGTCGTGGCGTCTCTCGACGGGAAGCGCGGTCCTCTCGCCCGGAACCGTCCCGCTGAATGTGCCGGTCTCGATCGCTTTCACGCAGACCGCCAGCGACCGCGACACCGTGACATTCACGGTCTATGTAACGGATCCGCTAAGTCAGTACGTCACCGCGCCGCTCTATGTGCAATGGGCGGGCCTGACGAGCGTCATCGACAACCAGACGGGCAACCCGGTCGCCGCGTCGTTCTCCTGCACGCTTGGCGCGGGCTACTCGTTCACGGCGCACCTGAACCCGCAATTCCGAGGCGCCGGGTATATCCGCTTCCGGATGAACGTCGCCGGTCGCGCCGATAGTTACGCGACGTGGCTCGCGGCCGAGCGCGATCAGGACGCCGCGCCGAACACCGAACTCTCAATCGACAACGCGGGCGTGACCGCGATCGCGATCAACACGCCGAACAATGTCGCGACCGTGAAGTGGCTCGCGTCGAACTCGGCCTACCCGACAACCGCCGCCGTGATCGCGGGCGGCACGATCGCGAGCGGCGGCTCGCCGTTCCTCTTCGCGTTGGGAATCACCCTCGCACTCGGGGAGACCATCTACTTCACGGGGATCCCATACGACACCTACGGCACGGCCGGTCAGACGCTTCAGGTGAAGAAGACCCGCGAGACCATCTCCGCGTCGAAGACGATCCAGTTCACGGCTTCGCAGTTCGTCGAAGAAAATGTCAGCGGCGTCCCCGTGTGGCAACATCTCATAGATCAGATCACGACGGGTTTTCCCGGCGGCGGCTATGACTTCTTCTTCTATGCGAACTTCATCCTCCCGGACAATGCGACCGTGACGGCCGTCGGCGCGGAACTCTATCGCGACGGCACGCACGGGCCGGTCGCCGCGTCCTTCTATGCGACGCCGGTCGGATCCGCTCCGGGAGGGAACTTCGCCATAGTGAACGCGACCAATACAGCGGCGTGGCAAGTCGTCGCCGCGAGTTGTTCTCAGAGTACGACGGGTCAGCGTTTTCAGGCGGTCGTCGAGCTTGATCCAATCGACAATACGGTCGTGAAGTTGGCGTTCCGGTCCATTAGCGTTACTTATACTCCGGCGAACACACAGGCGACGATATGATCTCTCGACTCTCTGCCGAAACTCAGGCGCTCCTCGCGGCGATCGTTCCGGATGAGGGGAAGATCTCGACGGCGCACACAGATGCGTTGTATGAACAGACGGCGCCGATTCACGACGCGCTCGAACACGTCCGCGCGAAGATCGCCGAGGTTCAGCGACTCCGCCGGAAGGCGGACGCGACCGAGGAGGACGAATACGGATACTCGTTCTTCGAGCGGATCAAACAGACGTGTGACGCGGCCGAGCGCATCTCGCGCGAGACGCTGAACGCGGTCGACGCGCTCCGGGACGTCTGCTTCCAACTCGACTCCTATGCCCTCGATATGGCGCGGTCGATCGAGGGGCGGGACGCGCGGCTCGCCGACGCGGCGAAGCGTACGGCGGGCGTCGTCATGCTCTCGAAGGACGAACACGAACACTTACTCGCGCGAGCCGCGCAAGGCGAGAACGCCGCGATCGCCGTCGCCGCGTCGGAAACCATCCCCTGATGGAACACCTTACCGAGATCGCGCTCGGCGCCGCCGGGACGGTGGCGACGACAAGCGTCGGCATCTTCGGCCGCTGGCTGATGAAGAAGCTCGACCGCATCGAGAAGAACGGCCTGAAGGCGATGAAAGACGTCGCCGACGTCCTGAAGAAAATCTACGGCGATCCGCGCGATGAGTCGCCCGACGGGCTCGTCGCGCGCCAGAACCGCAACACCGGGAACGTCGAGGTTCTCTTCAACGAGGTCAACGAGTTGAAGGGGCGCGTCGCGGACGTCGAACAGACGTGCGTCCTGATTCACGGGAAGGTGATCGTTCGCCCGCCGGGAATGCCGTGACGCGCCGTCGCGAGGTCGATCGTTTGCACGTCGCCGGGATCCTCGGCGGCGCGTTCATGTTCGTCTTCGCGTTCCTCGTCGATGGCTGGCACGGTCTTAGTCTCACGCGCATGATGGCGATTTACGTCATCCTCTGGACGATGAACATCGCGCACGACGCGACGCTGATCACCGGGAACGACGTCATCGTGATCGTCTTCTGTCTCGCCGCCGCGTTCGGGAAGGGCGTCTTCGAGTTCGCGCTCATGCGCTGGCGCGGGTCCGTCGCCTCGACCGATACGACGGTCAACGTGAAGGTCGACGAGACGATCCGGAAAGAAGTGGCCGAGCGCCGGGACGCCGGGAAGGAGTTCGGCGTCGAGCCGACACCGTGAAAGCGGCCGATGCGCGCAGCGCCTTTGCGGCCGAGGCAAGGCGCTACGATGGCACGAAGGAGATCCCGCAGAACCGGGGAATCCGCGTTGACTATTGGAGCCTCGAAGCGGGCGCCGATCCGGTCACCTCGCCGGCGTGGTGCGCCAGCTTCGCTTCGCAGACGGGTGTGCAGGCGTTCGGCCGGGCGAACTACCCGCTGAGGCGGTCGGCTAGCGTACAGGCCATCGTCGACGATGCGAAGGCGCGATCGCTTTTCACGACGGACATCGAGCTGGCCGCCAAGCGGGCGGTGCTCGCAGTGCTCTGGTTCCCGTCGCTCGGTCGCTATGGCCACATTCTGGTTGTTGCTGACATCGATGTCGCAGCGCGCACCGTGGCCGGCATCGAAGGGAATTCAAACGACGATGGGTCCCGCGACGGATACGAGGTCGTCGAACGAAAGGGAAAGAAGGCCCGGCCGATCACGGATCGCGTCGGGTTCATCCTTTGGCCGGAGTCCTGATCATGCTTCACGTCATTCTGGTGGTGGCCATGCTGTGGCTCGCATGGTTCTTTTTCGTGCTCTGGCAGATGCAGCGTCCACGCGGCGGGGTGATCTACAATCGGATGGTCGCGGCCTTCCTGCCGGCGGGTGAGGTGATCTCCTTCTGGCGGGTCATCTATGTCAAAGAGCCCTCGCAAATCGCCCTGATGCTCGCCGAGGGCCCGGCGCGTGCGCATGAGCTTTTCCACATTGACCAGCAGTGGGCGCGCTGGCCGCTCAGTTTCGAGTTCCGCTACCTCTGGCAGGCATGGCGCCGAGGGTACGGCTGCAACCCCTTCGAGGAGGCCGCGCGCGCGGCAGCAGGCCAACCCTCGGAGTGCCCGGTCAAGGGGGCCCTGTGAACCTCTCGACGAAGCTGGCGGCGCTTCCCGGGTCGGTGCGCAGCGGGGCCACGCTTGCGCTCCTTGGCGCGCTGACGGGCTTTGTGGCCGGTTGGGGCGTCTTCCATGCCAGACCCGCACCGGTCGAGTCCTACGCCCATGCAGCGCGACAGCGCGATTCCAGCCTCGTGCTGGAACGGACGCCGGACGCGGCGGCCAAGCCGACGGCCCTGATCCCGAAGGGCGGCACGGTCGAGCGGATCGTGCGGGTAAAGGTTCAGCCGAATGCCGTGCCGGTTGCTCGACCAGAACAACCGTCTGCGCCTATCGCCGAAGTGACGACAGCGCCGCCGGTTACGGTGCCGAACGTTCCACGTGGAACATTGTCGACGGTTGATTCAGTGACCTGCCCGTCGGTCGATATCGAATTGGCGCTGGTGCGCATGAAGGACCAGACGCGCCGGGTCGTAGTCTCCTCGCCCAATGGCAAGGTTTTAGGCGGTGTCGATATTCCGGTCGAATCTGCCAAGGTGCCGCCCTTGATCCGGTGGGCCGTAGGCCCGATGGTCGATCCGATCACGCGCAAGATCGGCGCTTTCCTGACGCGCGAGATCGGTCCTTTCCGGGCGATCGCGACGGCGCTGCCGAATGGCAACGGCTGGCAGACCGGCGTCGGAGTGGCCCTCCGGTTCTAGAATAATTCCTGTTATAATCTGCGCGGGAATGGTCACGGGGCTTGCGGAATCGCAAGCCCCGCGCTATTATGTCGAGGTCGGCAACAGCGATGGCGAAATGCCAGATTCTCGAGACGGAGAGGCCGAGCCCATGAGCCGCGATCGTTCCCTTCTGCACGTCAAGCACCTCGCCGCCTTCATCGGATTCTGCGAAGGGCGAGGGTGGATGCGGCTAGCGAGCTGCGGTGAATTCGAAGCCTTGCGCATGCACAATCCGGCCATGCAAGATCCGCTCATCGTGCACCGGAAGGCACATACCCTCGCAGGTGGTGAGCCGGTGCACCTGACCGTCTGGGGCAACAGCGAAATCCTTGCGCGAGAGTTCATTGCGCAATCACGCCGCTTGCGCAGAGTAGAGTAACGACCTACCTTCGTGGTGATTGTTACCCAACTCGGAGGCTCGATGGATAGCCCGGCTCGCCTTCCCTTGACTGACTCGAAGTTTTCCGCATGGATCGACAAGACCGGAGCGCCGACGATCGCGCGCGCTCTCGGCGTCACGAAGTGGACCGTGTACGGCTGGCGCGATGGGGCCCGTGGCCTCCCGCGCGGTACACGGCCCGACCCTTCCCGGCTCGGGGAAATCCTGAAGCTGGCAAAGGGCAAGCTGAAGGCCACGGACATCTACCCTCACCGCAACGGGAGACACGCATGACCGCACCAGAAAGCAGCACGCCCGCCATTCCCGCACCTGCACTTCCCCTCATCCTTCGCAACGATCCGGCTGCGATGGCCGATCGCCGGGCAGCATGGCTCGCCGATCGGCGCCGTGCCATCACCGCGACCGACGCCGCGATGATCCTCGGCCTCTCGAAGTTCGGCGGCCCGATGGACGTCTTTCTCGACAAGACCGGGCAGGCTATCGAGAAGCCGGTCTCGGCCGCGATGGAGTGGGGCCGCCGGCTCGAACAGCCGATCCTCATCGCGTACGCCGATGCGATCGGCGGCGGGATCGCCTTCCGCGATTCCTTTACGCTCTCGCGCGCCCGCGAGATTCCGCTGGTCGGCGCCACGCTCGACGCGGTGCGGCTCGATGATGGGCGGCCGGTGGATGCCAAGAACGTCCGTTTTCCCTCGGCCGAGTGGGGGGAAAGCGGCACGGACAAGATCCCGCTCTACTACGCCGTGCAACTGTACCTGCAGATGTTCGTCGAGGAAAAAGGCATCGCGGATCTCGCCGTGCTCTTCGGCGGCCATGATTTCCGGATCTACACGCTGCAGCGCACGGAAAGCACGATGGACTGGATCATCCAGCAATGCCTCGCCTTCTGGACGAAGCATGTCGAGGTGATGGTCCCACCGCCCATCGACGGATCGGCGCAGTACGCCGACTACCTCGCACGGACGTTGGTGCAGACGAGCGACGTCATGCTCGATGCGTCGCCGGAGTCGGAAGAAATCGCCAGCAAGCTCTCCTTCGCACTCGACGAGGAGGCGGAGGTCGAATCGCGCATCGAGACCTACAAGTCGACGCTGAAGGCCGCGATCGGGGAAGCGAAGGGTCTCGCCGGCGCCGGCTTCCGCGCAACGTGGTCAACCTCGAAGGACCGCAAGAGCACCGACTACGAATCGGTCGCGGCAGATCTGCTGCGGCTTGCGGGTGTGGCCGAGTTCGGCCATGTGTTCAACGACCTCGTGCTGAAGCATTCGACCACAAAGCCCGGCACGCGCAGTTTCCGATTCAGCCCGAAATAGGCGAGTCTCATTTACCCTGAGCGAGGAGAGCCCGTGACCGCAACGGTTCAGCCCCAAGGACAGCCACCCGCCACCCGTGTTGAGGTCTACACGCCGCCGGCCGCTGTCGCTGTCACCCAAACCAACGAGACGGCCTCGGCCGTGCTCGCCGCCCGCGCCAGCGCCGAGGTGCAGGCGCGCGCGCTCATCGCGATCAACCGGCCGCGATCCTTTGACAACTTCCGCCTGCGCATTCTGAACGCCTGTGCACGCACCCGGTTCGCCGATGCGGCGATGTACGAGCGGAAGATCGGCACGAACACCATCACCGGCCTGTCAATCCGTTTTGCCGAAGAATGCGTACGACACTACGGCAATCTCGACGTCAGCGCCATTCTGGTCAGCGAGGATGATGATCGCCGGGTCTTCGATGTCGCGGCCATCGACCTCGAAACGAACTCCGGTTATCGGACGCCGGTGGTCGTGACGAAGACGGTCGAACGCAAGAACACGAGCGGGGCCGAGGTCATCCGGTATCGCAAGAACTCCAAGGGCGAGACGATCGGCATCATCCGGGCCGACGACGACGCGCTGCTCGTCAAGCAGAGCGCGTTGCTCGCCAAGGCGCAGCGCGAAGTGGTACTGAAGCACATTCCCTCGGACGTGAAGGAAGAGGCAATCGAGGCGATCGAGAAGCTGCTGAAGTCAAAGGTCGAGGCTGACCCCGAGGGCGAAAAGAAGAAGGTCATCGATGGCTTCTTCAGCGTGGGCGTCATGCCGGCGCAGGTCGAGGAGTTCCTTGGCCATTCGCTCGGGACGCTGAATCCGGCCGAGCTGCACATCCTGCGCCGCATCTGGCGCGGAGTAGCCGATGGCGAGGGCACATGGGCCGAGGTGATGGCCGAGAAGGGCAAGGCGGCTTCGGCGCCGGCGTCGCCATCTGGTGCCAACAGCGGACTCGCCAAGGCGGCGGAAAAGGCTGCGCCAGTGCCGGCGGCTCCTTTGCCGGTGCTGCAGATGCCGGAACGCGTCGCCAGCCTGTTCAAGGCCGAGGAGGCCGGTGCGCCACTCTCGGACGAGGAAAAGGAGGAGCTGCGTCAGTGGCGGCTCGACCATCCGCCGGTCTAGATTAGCATCACGGCGCGCGGTATTTCGGCCGCGCGCCTGTCTCACTCGCAACGAGGAGCCATTCGTGAAGATCCTGAAGCTGACTGCCGAGAACATCAAGAAGCTCGTCGCGGTCGAAATCACTCCCTCTGGCAACATGGTACAGATCACCGGGCCGAACGGCTCGGGGAAGTCGTCCGTGCTTGACGCCATCTTTTGGGCGCTCGCCGGCACGAGCGGCGTTGATGCGGTGCCGGTCCGCACCGGGGCGCAGAAAGCCCGCATCCGGTTGGATCTCGGCGATCTCATCATCACCCGCCGATTTACCGAAGGTGGTGGGACGTCGCTGGTCGTCGAGAATGGAGAGGGTGCGCGATATCCCTCGCCTCAATCCATGCTCGATGCCCTGCTTGGGGCACTCTCCTTCGATCCACTCGCGTTCGCCCGCATGGACACGCGTGCGCAGATGGAGGCGGTACGAAAGATCGTGCCGCTCGATGTCGACCTCGACGCGCTCGACGCCACGATCAAGGCGGCCGAGGAAGCCCGGCGCGACGCGAAGCTGCAGGCGAAGAGCTTTCACGCCCGCCGGGCCGCCGTCATCGTCGACGTCACGCTTTCGCAGGAGTCGGTCGACGTGCAGGCATTGCTTGCCGAGCATCGAGACGCTGTTGCGCGAACGGCGGAACGCGACGCGAAGATTCGTCGGCGCGAGCAGATCCATGTCGAACTCGATGAGACGGCGCACCGCGTTGACGAGCTTCGCCGCCAAGCCGATCTGCTCGAAGAGCACCAATCCCACCTTGAAGAGCAGAGAGAACAACTCTCCGAACTGATCGGCGGGGACGCGGGCATTGGCGTGACTCCCGACGCGATCCTTGCGGAGATCGCCAACGCGGAGAAGATCAACGCGAACGCGAATGCGGCGAAGGAAGATGCCCATCTGCGCGAAGCCATCGAGCGCGCCGAACGGCAGACGGTCGAAGCGGACGCTGATATCGATACGCGCCGCGCCGAGAAAGCGGCAGCGATGGCGCGCGCACCAATGCCGATCGATGGGCTTGCCTTCGGCGAGGACGGATTGCTCTACAACGGCATCCCGCTGGCGCAGGCATCGAGTGCCGAACAGTTGCGCGTCAGCGTGGCCATCGCCATGAAGCTCAATCCGACGCTCCGGGTGCTCCGCATCAAGGATGGCTCCCTGCTCGATCTCAGTTCGCTTTCCCTCGTCGCCGAGATGGCCGATGCCGAGGACTATCAGGTCTGGATCGAGCGCGTCGATACGACGGGCAAGGTCGGCATCGTGCTTTCCGACGGCCACGTCGTCGTGGAGGGTACACCATGAGGCGCACGCGTCAACCTCGCCGCCGGACGGAGGCTTCCCGGTGGGTCCGGCTCTACCGGATCTATCTCGACAAGAATCACTCGATCGATTACGTCGAGGATGAGTTCGAGAAGGCCCGGCTCGTCGTGAAGGTTATGGAGATCCTTGGGCGTTCCTGTCGCGTGACGTCCGACAACTCCGGGATCATCTTCCGAGGCCGTCGATAGCATTCTCCTTTCGCACTTCACGTTTTTCCCTCTTTTTCTGGAACCTGCAATGGACAAGACTCCCGCCGCACCCGTTGTCGCAGCAGACGCCACCGTAGGCGAGAACAAGCCGGCCGTGGCCACGATGGCTGTCCAGACGGCCTACGACGCCTCGCTCCTGCGTGATGCGCTCCGCGCGCGCATTGAGGACCTGAACAGCCTCGCGAAGAAGTGTCAGGACAACAACTACCTTCGGCAGGCGTCGGAAATCCGCATGGATGCCGACCGCCTGAAGCTGGAATATCTCATCAAACTCGAACCGCAGGCGGAATTGTCGTTCGGGCCGAGCGATCCCCGCGATGCGGCGAAGTTGCTCATTGGCACGGGGCTGCGTGCGACGATCAAGGATCGCGCGCTCGTCGAGAAGATCCTCGACAAGCTGGCTGGCCCGGTGGCCGACGTGCTGCACAACGGCATCGTGCTTGGCTACGAGACCGGCAACGCCGGCGCCTCCTCGGCCATCTCCGCGCTCGCTTTGCGCGCCTTCGCCCGCACGATCGAGAGCGGCCAAGACGCATGAGGCGGCCGGCGCGGTTCGTGCAAGCGACACTCTTCGACACGATCGATCGTCGTCCCGGCCCCGTGCACCGGGACGCGGCGATCGCGCAGACGATCCGTCGCTGCAAGCTCTCGAAGGACGAAACCTTCCTCGTGAAGACGTCGCAAGCCAAGCTGGTGAACAGGGCCAGCCTGCGAAAGCATCAATTCACCGTCGATGATGTCGGCCTCATTCTCGACGAGGCCGGCCTTGGCCGCGAGATGATCTTGCGACGGCGCATCGTCTCCGCGATTCTCAATGGCGGGCGAGGCAAGCTCTGGAAGGTCAGCACCATGATGGTGATGTCGCATGATCCGATCCGCCACGCCCGTCGTGTACCCGTCTGGTTCCTGATTCGCTGAGGTATACAGGAATGCCCGCTCTGCTAGAAATCGGTGATTGCCCGGTGCACGGCACGGTCGAAGTGATCCGCGTCGGCTCGGTGCGGATGCCGGAAAAGAAGACGCGCGCGCTCTGCCTGCTCTGCTACATCGAGTTCTTCGACGAGTCGGTAACTAAGTGCGAGAATCCACGTCTCGCCGAGGTACCCACCGCATGACCGCGATCGACTTCGAAGACCTCGATGAGGCTGCGCAACGCATCGTGCGCGAACGTCTCGGCACCACGCCAGACAAGATTCGTGCCGATCTGCTGACCGCCCTTGGGATCGGCCCGGAACGATTGAAGCGCCACTACAGCTATGGGGAAAGTCGCATCCAGCGCGCCTTCATCGCGCGCGTGCGCACCGATCCTCGCACGCGAGATCTCGTGATCGCGGCGGTCCCCAATGGTGCGCGCCGTTCGAAGATTCAGGGCGGTCGTTTGAAAGCCGAGGGCATGCTGGCCGGTTATCCCGATGTGCTGGTGGACGTCGCCTGCGGCGGCTACCACGGCCTCCGCTTTGAATTCAAACAGCCCGGCGGCAAGACCTCGCTCGCGCAGGGTGCTGTCGGCATGAAGCTCATGGCCGCCGGCTATTGCGTGTTCCTCGTCGATGAGGAGCTGACCGCATTCGAAGTGCTGATCGATTACCTGAACGGCACCATTCGCCGGGAGATGCCATGATTGCGCCGCGTTGGATCGGCAAGGCCGCTTTCGGCCTCATTTTCGCTGCTGCGGTGATCGGCGGCGTGCACTATTACACGTCCCCGCACTTGCCGCCGCTCCCGACGACCCTGTCTGAGATCAAGGGAAAGGTCTCGATCTACCCCGGCACGGAACGGATGATCGACTATCACGCGCTCGCGAAATGCCTGAAGCTTCCACAGGCTCCGTTCAGCCAGATCCGATTTTTCGTCGTTGATCGCGTGCACGTGCTCGGCAACCGATGGGGCGGCTACGGCGGCATTGCCTTCGGCCCGACGACGCGAGACGGCTTCGCGGCTGTCGTGCTTGCGAGCGAGGACACCGCCCAACGGTGGCTATGGCTGCACGAGGAGGCGCACGTATTGGCGATCATCAACAAGATCCCGAACCAGCAGAATCATCCGCCCGAGATCTTCAACGCGCGATGCATGACGGCAAATCCGTTCTTCGCTGACGCCCCCTCGGACGCCCCATGAGAAAGAAGCCAAATGATGCGCACGCGGTGGAGCGATTCTACCGCGCGATGCATACCGAACCATTCAATACCCAGATGGCCGCGATTGAATGGCTCGGGAAGCGATTTGTGCGCGACAAGGATCGTCGGATGCTGGCCACGGCAGTCTCGACCGACGAGATGCGTACGGCACCACTGCGCGTCGCCATTGGCCTTCGCCGGCGCTTGAAGGCGCGCGCGCTCAATCGTGTGATCCGCTGGACACTGCAGCTTCAAGCCCTGCTCGATCGCGAGCTGGACACGCAGTAGCCCATACCCCGAAACAACGCGAGCAATGGCAACCTTCATCGAGCAGACCTTTCACATCGCCGGCGGCTATGAGATCACGCTGACCGCGAAAGGCGCATCGATCGTCGACACCGCCTCGGGCGACCCGGGCACCGACGAATATACCGATCAGGTCATGCTTGAACCGACGACCTCGGCCGAAGCCCGTGAACTCTCGGTTGCCCTCCGTTTCGCGCAGCGTCGCATCGAAGCGATCTGGCACGAAATGCGCAACGTCGAAGATGCTGGCCGCCCGAAAAAGATATCCACATAGAGCGATGTGGATAACTACGATGATTCACGACGGCGGCAGTTGTTCACAAGCTTTCCACAGGCAATTCACATTCGATGGCGCCAACTAAAAGCCAAACACGTGCAGGGTTAGCCCGCTTTTCCACATTTCCACATGCCTCTACTATTACTAGTCTTCATTCTATCAGCGGTTTAGTAGCACAGACGGGATGTGGAAAGCTCTGAGATTGCCGATGACACCCAAAGGGTGATAGGGTGTCAGGAGAGAGGGAATTCTGGCTCAGATTGAGGACTTGCGGAATCGCAAGGATGATGCTACACTCCCCCACGTCAGGCGAGATGCCATAGCTTTCTCCCTCGGAATGAGGATGGACGAATGACCGAAACCGCAGAGCACGCAGCCGCGACGTTTGATTTCGGCGATGGATGGGGCGCGGTTCCTGCAACGCGACGGCCGAACGGCGCGTGGTGCGCGAAAAGCGCGAAGATCGGGTCGTACGCGAAGATCGGGTTGTACGCGAAGATCGGGTCGTACGCGAAGATCGGGTTGTACGCGAAGATCGGGTCGGACGCGGAGATCGGGTCGTACGCGAAGATCGGGTCGGGCGCGGAGATCGGGTCGGACGCGAAGATCGGGTCGGGCGCGGAGATCGGGTCGTACGCGGAGATCGGGTCGGGCGCGGAGATCGGGTCGGGCGCGGAGATCCTGCAGGTCGGCCCGGTGGGTTCGCGCAATGCGATGTTGCACGTCTATCCGCTGAAGGATGGCAGCGCAGCGTGCTCGACCGGCTGTTTCTGCCAGCACACGCTCGCCGAGCTGCTGGCTGCCTGCGAGGATACGCATGGCGCCGACTCGCCGCACACCCGCGACTACAAGCTGGTTGCGACCGCTGCGTTCGCGGTGATCGAAGCGCGCATTGCTGCACGCGCGAAGCCGGCGAAAGCTGTGAAGCGGGGAAAGTGACCGATGCGTGTCACTGCGACGAAGATTGAAATCGAGCGGCCCTTCCTCCGTGTGATTGCCGGTGAGATCGCACGGCAAGCAAAGGGTCACCTGCAATTCAATGACCAGTTGCGCTGTCCGGCCGGCGCGGCCTTCTTCTCGAAGATTGAGGATCTAGTCGAACACCTCCTCATCTGCGATCTCTATCACGCGGAGATAGAAGGTGTCACGCTTGCCGGTCCCTCGACGTCTCATGCGGTGGAGAAGTCATGACACGAATCAGCCACTACACCAAGCCGATGATCTCGCGGGCGCTCGGCGTCTCGCTCTCAGCGGTCACGGCCCGGATTGCTGTGGGCCGCATGAAGACCGAGCGCGTGAATGGCGTGACGCTGGTTCCGGCCGCCGAGGTGCGGCGTTGGGATCGCGAACGCCAGCGCGCCGCGCGGGATCGTTCGGCGCGTTCCGGCGGGGAGGTCCAATGATCGGTTCGCGAATCTTCCTCTTGGGCTGCATCGTTGCCGCTCTGGCACTTTTCAATCTCATCGGCGCCGGCGTGCTCGTTTGGCGCGCGCGGCGCCGATTCTCGAATGACGAGAAGGAGATCTTGGCGAGGAGCGCGCAAATTGCCGCGCGCGAATCGGAACGTCGTGCACGTCGAGCAGAACCCATCACCCGACGCGAATGGGCGTTTTTCTGGCTGCTCGTGCTGGTCGGCTCGTTCGCGATCCTTTTCACGCAGGGCTGTCATTCACCGACTGCGCCGATTCACCGCGAGCCGCAGGCCATCATCGAGTATCGCACGCCTCGCATTGATACGCTCGTTGCCCCGGAGCCAACGCCCGAATCTGCGGTGCTGTGGAGGCGCCGATGACCAACGCCGAAGCGCGCGCCCTGCACAAGGGCATGTTCGTGGCGAGCCCCCATTCAACGCCCGCCTATCGTATCCGGAAGCTCGCAGAAGATCCGTGGGTCAGTGAGGACTTGTCGATCGTGCGACTGCTCATCGTGGGCAATGCCGGCGCTTGGGTTCCCCCGGATGATTACATGGCCGCCCCGGGGCCGGAGACGGCTTTCACGTGGAGCATCAGCAAGCACATGTTCGTCTCGCGGTACGCCGAGAGGGAGCATCACCATGCCTAAGCTTTGGCGGACGACCTGCTGCGGCGCGCACGTCGACGATTACAAGACCGTCGAATGCCCGGATTGCGGCGCCGAGTGCGAGACGGAGGCGGCTGATATCGGGTTCGACGAGGAGGAACCGCACATGACGCTCGCGCAACAGCGAGAAGCGTGGGGCGGCGAGAATGGCGGCGATGGACGGGACGACTAACCCCAAGGAGGCGCAACGCCGATGAAGAAGCAACTTCCCGAATGGCGACCGACGGATGGCCCACTTATTCCCTCGCGGCCGAAGACCTACAACGAGGAATGCGCCGCGACCGGCGGCCGGTCCTATCAGCTCGCGAAGAAACAGGAACCGGCCGCCGAAGTCGAGGACGACGAATGACCCGGCCGCTACGTGCTTCCGTTCTTCTGCGTCCGCAAGAGCCCATCACCCACGGAGTAACGATGGACACGCAGCACATCTTCACGCACCACGCACCGATTGTCGACCAGATCGCTAAGTATCAGGCCATCCGGGAGGCCGGGAAGGTGCTCGCCGATGTGATCATTGAAAACGCACCGGCCGGCGCAGATCAGACTGCCGCGATTCGCAAGGTGCGCGAAGCGGTGATGACCGCGAATGCCGCGATCGCATTGGACGGGCGGCTGTAGGTGAAGCCTTCGTCCCTGCCCGCCATCCGGAATCGCATCACCGGCCACGGCGATGTTGACCCGGCGCAACTCCTCGCAAACGCGCGGAACTTTCGCCGGCACCCGAACGTGCAACGTGACGCCTTGCGCGGATCGCTTGACGAACTCGGCTGGCTGAAAACCATCATCGTCAACGAGAGTACCGGCAACGTCGTCGACGGGCACGCCCGGATCGAGGAGGCCTTGCAGCGGCGCGAGCCGTTGGTCCCGGTGACCTATATCAACCTGACCGAGGCCGAGGAGCGGTTGGCGCTCGCCGTGCTGGACGAGATCTCCGCAATGGCGGTGCGCGACGATGACGCGCTCGCGGCGCTGCTCGGCGAGATCGAGACGACCGACACGGCGCTGACGGCCTTGCTTGATTCGATGCAGCCGGCCGATGCCGGCTCCTCTGGAATCCTCGATGGAATGGACCCGGATGATGTGCCCGATCCGCCGCCGGTTCCGCGCTCGCGTCTCGGTGACATTTATCAGCTTGGAAACCACAGGTTGGTCTGCGGCGATTCTGCCGATGCCGCTGTATGGGAATCCTTGATGGCGGGTAGGGGGGGGGCCGACATGCTTTGGACCGACCCTCCGTACGGTGTCGCGTATGTCGGCAAGACGAAAGACGCGCTGACGATCGAGAACGACGCCCTGAGCACCGAGGGATTGTCGGATCTCCTGCGCGCCGTCTTCGATCTCGCGCTGGTGCACGGCCGACCCGGGGGCGCTTGGTATGTCGCTTCGCCCGCCGGGCCCTTGCAGGAGACCTTCGGCGCCCTGCTCATCGAACTCGGCGTCATGCGGCAGTGCTTGGCGTGGGTGAAGGATCAGTTCGTGATGGGGCGGTCGGACTATCACTATCGCCACGAGCCCGTCTACTATGGCTGGAAGCCCGGCGCGGCCCATCGCTGGTTCGGTGGTCGCGACAAGGATTCCGTGCTCGACGAGCCTCGGCCGCGCCGCAGCGTGGAGCACCCCACGATGAAGCCGGTCGCCTTAATTCAGCGCTGCATCGAGAATTCAACACTACCCGGAGACACCGTCGTCGACCCCTTTGGAGGCTCGGGCACCACGCTCATCGCCGCCGAAGCATGCGGTCGAACGGCTCTGATGATTGAACTTGACCCGCGCTATATAGATGTCATCGTATCCCGATGGGAACGCGCGACGGGAAGAGCGCCGGTGCTGACGCGGTTGACAGATAAGGAGATTGACGGTGACTCATAATCAGACACATGCGCAACGGCTGGAATCCGCCGAGACCACGGGGAAGGTGCTCGACCTCCGGAAGGGAGGGGCGAGCTATTCGCAGATCGCCGCCGAAATGACGAAGAACGGCCACAAGCTGTCGCGGCAGCGGTGCCATATCATCGTGCAGAACGCATTGAAGGAGCTGCGCGAGAAATTGTCGGTCGAAGCCGCCGACGTGCGCACGCTCGAACTCGAACGGCTGGACGCGATGTGGCTGGCGCTCTACCCGAAACGAAAGGAGCCGCGCGTCGCGGACTCGCTGGTGCGGCTCATGGACCGCCGGGCGAAGCTGCTCGGGCTCGATGCACCGAAGCGGATCGAGCAGACCGGCAGGGACGGTGGCCCGATCGAATACGATCTCTCCGGGCTCTCGGTCGAGGAATTGCGTGCACTCCTGATGGTGCTCGACAAGGCAACGCCGGTCATTCCGGCCGATGATGACGATGATGACGACGAAGGGGAGGAAGGGAACGATGCGCCAACAGGATGAACGTGTACACCGACAGGAAGCGCTCTCTGCGCGGCCGATTGCCGAACTCGTTGCCGGCTATCCGGATCTCGCGCACCGCGTGCAGTCCGGCGTTGCCTTTCGTCTCGAAGCCGATCCGACCGGCGGCACTCCGAAGCATCTGCGAACGGGCGTGGATCTCGCGCGTGCTGAATTTGGCGGGCTGGCAATCTTGCTGGTGCGCAAGGGCCTCATCACCGAAGCCGAGTATTTCGCGGCCATCGTCGAGGGCGTGGAAGACGAGGTCGATCGCATGGAGCGCGCGATGGAAGGCACAACCGGCGTGAAGATCAAGCTCCTCTGAGTTTGACGGCGAGGGTGTGGCGGATATAGGTTCGGACATTCCTCGGAGGAGCCATGACCGAACCGACCGCCGTTCTTTATGCGCCCGCCGGCGTGACCGCCATCAACGGTGCGAACGGCATTGTGTACATCGTGTCCGCGACGCGCGAAGTCACGGTGCCAGTTTCGATGATCCCGACGCTGCTCGCCGCCGGCTTCCTGCAATCCTCGGTGGAGCCGGCGTCGATCACGAATGCGATGATCTCGCCGACGGCCGCGATTGCGAAGTCGAAGCTTGCCGCACTGGCGATCGTGAATGCCGACGTGGACGCTGCCGCTGCGATCGCCAGCTCGAAACTGGCCGATGGTCCGACCGCGACGCCGACGGCTTCGAAGATCGCGAAGTACGACGCAAGCGCGAACCTTGCCGCCGCGACCGGCGTGACCGTTGGTGCCGGCAAGGTGATCGGCGTTCAGGCGGCAGCGATCCCGAATGCGAGCGCCGGAACGATCATCGACGCCGAGGCACGCACGGCGTTGAATGCCCTGCTCGCCGCGTGTCGCACGCACGGTCTCATCGCGACGTAAGTACACTGGCCCGGCTGTGACGAGGCTCACGACCTCCGAACTTCAGGACCCCTGACCCGGACCCTGCGCGTTGCTCGCGGGGTTCGGGTCTTGTACCTTTTGCCAAACGCCCGAACGAGGTAGCCGGCAATGCCCGCAACGACCCGCTTCAGTCTCGATGGTGGCTTCGTGCCGCTCGCGCAGGAGATCGGCGGGTTCGTCGCCGGGGATCGCGCCGAGGCGGCGATCCTGATTACCGGCTTTGATCCGGTCACCGACGTCATCGAGCAGATCGTCTTCACGGCGAAGCTCAACCCGGCCGACGCCGACAACGCGCCGACGACCGTCCAGAAGGTGCTCATTCCCGGCAATCCGGCGAATGGCACGATCACCGCGTACGAAGGCGGCGTGACGGTTCTCGCGCAATTCGACCTCCTGCCGGCGGACACGCTGGTTCTCCTGCAGCAGCACGTGTACGACGTTCGGATCTGGGTCGCACGTTCCGGATCGACGTACGATCGCACGGTGCAGACCGGCAACACGGTCTCCCTGCAGGGCGTGACGTCGCAAACACAGTACACCTATCCGACGGTTCAATGGGCGTCGATCCAGCACACGCCGACGACGATCGCCGGGTACGGGATCACGGACGCATACACGAAGACCGAGAGCGACGCGCGCTATCTCCTCGCGGCGGGCGGCGATGGCTCGCACCTGACGAACCTCTCGGCCTCGCAACTGTCGAGCGGCATCGTCCCCTCGGCCCGCATGGTCGGCGCCTATGCCGGGATTACCGGCCTCGGCACGCTCGGCTCGCTCGCCGTCACGGGCTCGATCACGGCCGCGTCGTTCGTGGGCGCGCTCACGGGATCCGTGACCGGCAACGTCGCGGGCGTCGTGACCGGCTCGCTCGTCGGCAACGCATCGACCGCGACTCAGCTTCTCAATCCTCGCACGATCAACGGTGTCGCCTTCGACGGCACGGCGAATATCACGATCACGTCGACGCTCACGAATGCGCTGACGTTCGGGACGTACCTCACCGGCGGGAGCTTCAACGGCTCGGCGCCGGTCACGATCGGGATCAACGCGGCAACGGCCGCGACGCCCTCGACGATCGTCGCGCGCGATGCCTCGGGCAATATCACCGGGAACCTCATCTCGGCGTACGACTTCGTCGGGCCGCTGACGGGCGTTGTCACGGGCTCGCTGATCGGCAACGCGGACTCCGCGACGAAGCTCGCGGTTGCGCGCTCGATCACGCTGACCGGCGACGTCACCGGCACGAACACGACGGATTTCTCGGCGGGCGTCTCGATCGCCCTCGCGATTGCGGCGGGCGCCGTGACGAATGCGATGATCAACGCGGCGGCGAACATCGCCGATACGAAGCTCGGCACGATCGCGACCGCGTCGAAGGTCTCAAACTCGGCGACGACGGCGACGGCATTGAACACGGCGTCGGCCATTGTGGCGCGCGACGGCTCGGGCAACTTTGCGGCCGGGACGATCACGGCGACGATCACCGGCAACGCCGACACGGCGACGAAGCTCTCGACCGCGCGCACGTTCGCGATCACGGGCGACGGCTCCGGCTCGTCCTCGGCGGATCTCGCGACCGGCGTCTCGATCGCGCTGACGCTGGCAACCGTGCCGACGACGAAGGGCGGGACCGGCCTGACGAGCTTCACGGCGGGCGACGTGCCTTATTTCGCGACGGGGACCGCGCTCTCGAAGCTCGGCATCGGCGCCGCGAATGCGGTCATGACGTCGAGTGGCACGGCGCCGCAATGGTCGACGGCCTTGACCGGCTTGACCTCCGTGACCTCGACGGCCTTCGTCGGTACGCTCTCGACGGCCGCGCAACCGAACGTGACGAGCCTCGGGACGCTAACCGCGCTCACGATCTCCGGCGCACTCTCGGCCGGGGCGACGACCTGCACGTCGACGATCGCGGTCGCGGGAACGTCGTCCTTCGGGAATACGCTGACGATCAGCCTCGGCGGCGCGGCGATCACGGGGAACGTGACGATCTCCGGCACGCTCGCCAGCGGCTCGCAAACGATCACGGGAACGATGATCTCCTCGGGCGCGTTGACGGTCTCCTCGGGCGGCGCCTCGATCACGGGCGCGGTGACGCTCTCCTCGACGCTGGCGATCGGCGGCGCGCTCTCGGGCGTGACAACGCTCGCGACGTCCTCGACGATCAACGGACAGACGATCAGCGCGACGGCCGCGCTCACGGGCTCGCTGACTGTCGCGACGACGCTCGGCGTGACGGGCGACTTCTCCGTGAATGGCGCACAGTTCACCGTCGCCTCGGCAACCGGGAACGCCGTCCTCGCGGGCACGCTGACCGTCAACGGCGCGGCGACGTTCGCGCCTTCGGGCGTCGCGGCGATCCCCGCGACGTTCACGGGCAAGTACGGCGTCTCAGGGGCGGTCAGTCTCGGCGTGTGGCAACGGCTCGGCGGCGCGGTCGCGGCGGCAATGATCTACGACGACGCGCAATCACCGCTAAACATCGGCGTCGGCACGACAACGGATCATGGCTTCCGGATCCTGACGAATAACACGACGCGGCTTACCGTCGATCATCTCGGTCGCGTGACGATCGGCGCGACGCCTTTCGGCAATACGAACGTCTTCGGCATCGAGTTGAACAACGCGTCGACGTCGCTGATCGAGGGCGCGGCGATCGACGTCAACAATGCCGACACGACGGTCGGGAACTATTCCGCGCTCACGCTCTCGCAAACGGTCGGCGCGACCGGGAACAACGGCGTCACGCTGGCCGCGAAGCATACGAGCCGGACGGGCGGAGCGCGGACTTCGGACTTCGAGCTTTACACCTACGCGGTGAGCGCGCCGGTCCTCGCGCTGCAGATCACGAGTGCGCTCGCGGCGACATTCGGCGGGAC